TCCCCTGAATCAAATTTTAACTTTCCACTTTCGGGTTCGATATATCCATTTTCTACATTACAAAAACCATAATCTCTTTGGAGTCCACTAAAATATTTAGCAAATTCTTTCATACATTTGTTGCATCCTTAATTAACTTTTTAATATAATATTCCTGTTTTCTTTTTTTCACTTCAGGTCTGCGATTATACGCTGCATCCCATTTTTTTCCTTTAATACTTTGTCTCCATTTTTTTCTAGCACGTTTCCTACTTTCAGCATAAGGATGTTGCGTAAGGGCGACTCCACTCTCGCTTCCTCGCCCTTCTTGCAAGTTCCCCATGAGGGAATTAGACAATATCTTGTTTTGGTTGCGATTTGTCATACTGAGGTTTAGCTGCTCCTTTTGAAACAGTTTGTTTAAGTTGCGCAGCAACTTCATAAATCTCAGCATCTTTTTTATCAGCCACATCAAGATTTCTTACTCTTGATGGTTTATAAACATGCCAACTTTTACTCCCTGCTGTCTTGCCCACCGTTTTTAAATTATAAACGGCTGAGTATGCAGCTGGATTAAAAGATCCATCTTTATCAGAGAATCTTAAATTCTTAATAAGATTATTAAGTTCTCTAGCTGGAGATAAATTAGACGATCGCATTGGAACAACGGCAGGTTTTAACTCATTACCTACTATTGCTAATACATAGAAATATGCAGTCTTCTCCACATAGTTACCATTTGGTAATCTATATCTACCATTTCTCTCCTCAACGCCATCTGCTGGAATCTCTAAGTGAGTTCCCACTGGAGCAGAAGCACTATCGCCTCGCTCTTGCCATTCAGGATATCTAGTATGAGAATGTGCTATAATCACATCCAGACCTTTTTCTCCATTAATGAGTTGCCCGAAGCCTGATGCATAGATCATGCCTGGTTTTGCCCCATCAACATATTTAGGGTCTCTCTCATTGCATTCTGGTGAAAGTTGATGAAGAATTTTTAAAAGGGGAGTTGATACATCATCCGATTTAATTTCTTCAGCGCCTTTACCAGCATCTGCTCTGAGATTGATATTAGCTAGTGCACCTGCACTATTCTTTTTTACTACTTCTTTTTCCATTTTTACTCCTTTGTTAGTTTGTTAGTTTAGTAGTTTATTTTTTGGTTTTTATTTTCGTTTGGTTTCCTTCAAACGTTCTGAAGAACTCTGAAGGAATTTTACCACCACGTGTTTGGAAATCCTCCAGAGTTGTTCTAAGAGTTGAAGCATGAACTGCAACCTTACGGTCGGGTTCATAGCCTTGTCCTCTTGCAAGGGTCGCATATTGCTCTGCCTTGATATCTTCGTTTAGACCGAATTTAACTGTGATTTCATTTTTCACAATTGCTCCCAGTCCATTATCTCGAAGCCAGTTGTGTGCCTCAGCTTTTTTATCAGCTATTATTGAAGCACCAAAAATATTTTTTACTTCTATTTCTGATCCATCTTGTAATTTTAAAGTCTTAAGATTGAGTTGTTGCATTAGATCAGGAATTACAATTCCAGAAAAATACTTTTCTCTTTCTTTTAATTCTTTTAATTTTTCTTCTTGATTTAAAATCTCTTGATGAATTTCTTGAAGAGTTTTAATTTCGTTAGATAGTTGATCGGGGTTTACCTGTGTGACTTGACTAGGTGAGTCTGCTCTTAAATTAATGTCTTTCATAATGTCTCCTTAATGTGTTAATAGTTTAATTTATAATCGCACTATTTATATATAGAAGAAATTTTGAATGTCAACTACTTTTGATAAATATTTATTTCAATTGGGTAATAAGTTTTTTCCTGACGATCCCATTTTAAAAGTTTATATTTACCATTAGTTGTGTCTGCCACAATTGAACATACTACACCTATGATTGCAGGGTCGCCGGACAATAAAAGATAGTCTTCCGAAGTGAAATCTTTTAGCAGATTTCTAAGTTTTAATACAAGGGGCCCTGGAGACATTATCATTTGAGAAAATTCTGGAAGCAATGTCACAATGTCGCCATATTTTTGTGCACCTACAATATTATATTTAGGTTCACCTTTCGTAGTGCCTGGGATAGCTTGTATTAAATAAACTTTACTCATTGACTTTTTTACTTTCAGATAATATATAACAATTAGAAAGTAAAAGTAAATAGATATTAATGTTTATAT